AGAAGCATAGAGCGCTCCCTAACACGATTGCTATCGAGCGAACTAACCGCTTCACGGTTCGCTCTGAGCAGTTGGGCTGCTCTAGCCTTCTGAGTGTACTGGTCATGTCAAATCCATTTCTATTTGTGCTGGTCAGGACGGCGTTTCTATTTATCTGTTGAGTAAAATCCCTTTCCTTTGAACACTAAACCAGGTACTGAATAGATGCGATTAGCCTGTGCGCCACAATCAGTACAACGCACTAAGTCATGGTCCATAGATAGTTCTAACTCCATTTGTGTATTGCAAATAGGACAACGATATTCATACATCGGCATTAGTCGCTTCTTTCTCACAGGTTTTACATCTCCAGTTCTTAATCTTCCACGAACCACATTGTTCACATCTAATGCTTGCCGCTTCCCAATCAATGTCTGGTGGTATTCGGTCATAATCTGCCTTGCGTAATAACTCCACCAAATCACCCAATGTCAACATACAGACGAACTCCTCGACCGATGCTTCCCCTTGCCCATTGAGTCTGAAGCACGCAAATCCCAATTCCCCCGATTTGGAAGTACGTGCTTTGATTTGGCGAAGTGTCCCTTTGATGTCAAGTGAGTTACGCGCCTTTACCTCAATGTCGAACGGAACATTGAAACAATCTTTGCCTTGACCTCTTCCTACGCTTGCGCTTGGCCACCATTGCTGCAAATATGATGCTACCAATCGCTCAGTGGCGTAGCCACGATGCTTACGGTGTTGACTGGGCATATACCAGACTTTCCATTGCTCTTAAATTGTCTAATGGGACATACCAAGTGGTTTCATTATATCTCCATTCATCATTCATACACTCTCGCCCATAAGCCCATCCAATCGCTTTGTAAGGATGTGATATGTAATCAGGTGCAACACGTCTAGTTCTTTTGGCTAAACCCTCAACAACTAGAACGTACCGTTCAGTAACATCATCTCTAGTTGAAAACCTCATGCCTCTAGAATGATTGAAGGTGTATCTAATTTCTCCAAATCTAGGCAAATCCTGTAATTCTTTGAATTTGTTCCAATGAGGGATAAACGTGTCCCATCCAAGCATCCTTGCAAATGCTAGTTCAGAGCCTGCACACACAGCATGTTGCCATGTTTCCCATAAATCACCTTCTGAATAATTAATGTTCTTCTCAGGCTTGCCAAAGAACTCAGCCTGCCTGTGATAACCCACCTGAACTGCTAATGCTTCTTCAGCAGATGTTAATGAATACTCCCACATTATTTGCCATTAACTGTGTGACATTTCAAGCACGTAATAAAGACTTGGTCATTAGCCTCTGGAGTAATAGCCAAAGGTTCATTGCAAAGATTGCAATAGATAACAATATCTTGCGGTTCTTCGAACTCTCCGCCCATGACGGTTGCTGTGCCATCATCAAAGATTACCATTTCAGCCATGTCAACCCCTAACTTTCTGTGGACGCCATTCTCCATTTGGTCCTATTTCATACCAACGCACATCTTCACCTTTCGGACAACGATTCATTTCACCAGTTGCTGCTGCCATGCACTTAAAATGTCCCCAAGGTTTATTTGCTTTAGTCATTCCATGCGCCCAATACATTTCTCCATGTGGACATCTTGGAACATCCTTGTCAGTTGTTGCACCTATAATGTCTTTTACAATTGACACTGCTTCAGCAGATGTCTTAGGCATTTCAACAGCCTTTATTGTCCAAGGGTCATCTTCTTTTTCAACAGGAACGTACTCTTTAGGAGTTGCCATCTGTTGTTTAACAACCTTCGTCATTTCTTCTCTTGAAGCCCTTTTTCCTTTAGCCGCATAATTTGCATTTGCAAGCGCTCTAGCGATTGCCGAAGTCTCACAGTTTTCCAGCGCGCTAGTAGCATTGACGCCTCTATCAGTAATTTTCTCCTCAGCGAGTCCTGTGGAGTACGCAACGCTATCTGCAAAAGTCCTATATAAGTATGCTTGAACAATATACTGTCCATTTTGGAATGAAATGAGTTCCGTAGCCACGCGACCATCTGGGTTGTCCTTCCACCATTTATCTAAACGAACTTCACATGTTTCATAATCTTGCAGATTAAACATATAAATCATCCTCACTGTTTTTTAGTTCACAGGCCATTGCCAGGTAGGCACACGCATCTACATAGTGGTCAATAATGTGGGGACTTTCTTGGATTCGGCTGAGTTTGACTTCAACCATTGCAAGTGCTGCTTCGTAATCGTCGATTGGGAAACTAAATAGACAGGTAAGCCTTGCAGCGATGCGACCCTGGTTAACTTTCGCTGAACCATAATCACGCTGACGAGTCTGCATAATGTCTGTGGCACTTTGTAATACCTCGCTTGCCTTCACTATTCCCTCCAAAATTCTTGACGTGAAACCGCACGTCCTCGCAAGTAGCCGTTTCTCTGACCTTGTTCACGGCCTATCGTAATTCCCATGTAATAACCAATAGATGTAAAGACAACACCAAAAACAAAACACATGAATAGTGACATTAGTTGCTCCAGCACATTGATTGATAATCAGTAATTAAGCACCATTGGCCCAAGGCATCATCAAAGATGACTTCGTAACTATTGCCAAAATCTTGAAGGATTGTGCGTGCTGCCATGAGATTGGCATAATTGTCAAACCAATAAATGTAATCAAGATTGTAATTGACCTGGCCTTCAAAGCGTCCGTCCTGTGCTTCCCAGTTATTGCCTTTGAACTGCATTGAGGTTTCGTTAAGATTTTCGAAGTCCTCTGCCATATCCATATAAACTGCTTTCATTGCGCCCATCTTTGCCCCTTTTCCCAATTCGTTCGATTGGTTATGGCATTAGTGTTGCACAGGGTCAGGACAAGTCAAGCCTATTTTGGTAACGAAATGGTAACAATTCTCCATCGTCCATTTGAACGTCTATATCCCTGCGTACAGGGAAAATGTCACTAGCGAGGCCGCCCATAACGCTTACCGTGAACTAGAAACGTGCCATCCTTTTCCACATAAATTAGGTCAACTTGGACATTCTTGCCTATCTCTGTAACGATGGCAAAGGCCTGCTGCCAATTGGGCATAGATACGTATTTGGCGGCCTTTACATTCATTGCGTGTCCCACTTCAACTCCATGCAGTACGCGCCTCACAGAGCCGTTGTAGGCCTCAGAAACAGCACTCCTGCCAGCACGATGAGTATGCCCCATAATTGTTGATACGCCTGCATTCTTGGCCTGGTTCAATGCGCTCATTCCAGGGTTAGGATTAAGCCCACCTAAATCCCCATGAACTGCAATCCAGCCTTTAGCAATGGGGTAAGCCTCTTTGTGAAATTGAATTCCAAGTTCATCGAGTTTTAGGAACTTTTCAAACTTAAGTTCTGGCAAAGATAGGAAGGCAGGAATCTTCTTCATAATGACGTTATATAAACGGTCAGTGTGATTGCTGCGAATGGTATGGGCTTCCTTGGCGTATTGAGTCAATCGCCATAAGACGTCAACCGTATGGTCACGGTCAGAGGCTAATGTTTGTTCGTACCATCCAGGCGTGGACTCACTCCAACGACTGATTTGTGGTAAATCTATTTCATCTCCGATAGTAACGACAGAATCGTGCTTAAACGCTTTTGCAAATAATTCAAAATTGCGTACAACATGTGCATCCTCGTATGGACACTGAAGGTCGGGCCAAACCAATGTGCGTTTCATTCATCCTCATCGTCGTACCAGTCAGGTTCAGGGATATTCGGGTTAATAGGCGTAGGTAACAACCAATCAGGGTAAGCGGATTTTTCCATGATAAGGCTCATGCAGATTGAATCAGCAAAACCTGCTCGTTTAAGAGATTTGTAAAACTCATGTAGCCCAATGCAATAAGCATCGAGTTTTGAGTAGCCTTGTTCCTCTAACTGCTTAGTTGCTTTTCTTGCCATGAGATAATTGTTACCTCTCCAGGATGCGAATAATCGTTTCAACACGCGCTTCTAATGCAGTAATTTGGTCACGCATGCTTGAGCCTCCGTTATTTTTTAGTTCGCTTAGGTAATGCTTTACTAACCATTTCACAGCACCAATAAATGAACCAATAACGGTCAGCGCAACAGCGACAACAGCCGCCCAATCTTGGGGACTCATCCCACTTGGTCATCGGATGGGTCTAGGTATTTGACGATTGGAGCAATTAAAGCAGATGCAAGAACTGCATACTCAGGACGAATATCAGCAACTAGCGCAAGGCCTAAAGTAATTGCTGAAACTGCAACAGCCTTGAGGTAGGACTTAATTGCGTTCTTTGTGTTTTTATTCATTTCCATTTCCTATTCCTAACATCGGGATATCGAACCAAGAACCGTTCTCATCGCCCTTTTGAGAAAAACTGACATGGATATGTTTATCGTGGCGATTAATGCCAGAATAAGGTCTGAAACGCCAAAGTGATTTAGCCGAGGCAATCTTTCCGAGGTGAATGACGTATTTAATTCGTTTGTCTTTCTTGGCACAGATACGTATTTGGTCGGCAAGATAAGCACTTGTATTGGCTCGTGAGTCGAGATTCGCGTCAATATCCAAAGCCCTGACGTATCCGTCAATCGGACTTGGAATGTGGTCACTAGTACCTGCTTTTTGGTGTCTAGCATCGCCTATCCAACCATCGGACTTTCTATCGCGGTCAGGAAAGGAATCATCAATCTGCTCACGAAGTTGTTGCCCTGCTTTACAGAGTAGAGGCTTCATTTTGAGCAATCATTTCGTCATAGGTTGATTTAAGCATTGAAGTAAATTCTCCGTTGCCTCTGTCAATAATGGCGTGAGTTTGTTTGCCGCCAATGCCATCAACTTCAATAAAGGTTACATTATCCATTTTTATAACTCCGCACTAAGATGAACATAAGCAGTTGCATCATTATTTGTATAGACG